GTTGTATATTCGCCAGCAACTTGTGAGCAATAACTAATCGCAGATAAAACTTTATTATCATAATTTAACTTTTTTGCAGTTAGCTTATCATAATTATTCATCATCTTAGCCATCATTCATCTCCTCTAATTTAGTTAAAAAATATTCTAGATCATCTACTAGATCCCCAATGGTATCTTCATTATCTGAACCACCATGCACTCGTTTAATGTCACGCAACCCATGTGAATTTATAGTTTTCTTCAAATCTACAATGTTAAAATAGGCATTAGACAAATCTTCCAATTTTATCATTTTAGGTTCCTTTCCGCTGTTAATTAAACCTAATATTGGCAATGATAATTCACTGCCAATAATGGGGCTAACTATGCCGTTTTTTTATTATGCTTTTCTTTGTATTCTTCTACATGGTATCAATTTTTAATGCTTTTCTTGCTTCCAAAATTGCATAACTTAAATCGCATACCTCTTGTATACTTTCATTACTTGGACTTGAACCAAAGTGTGGGCCTCCATCCATAAAAAACCATTTCTCCACTTCATCAAGCAAGCATTCAAGGTGCTTGTGTTTAATTTTTACATAATTATCCGTCATGCTCTGTGCTCCTTTCTAAGAGTCATAGAGGGGGCATAATCAATTCTGAGTACTTTGTACCCCCATTCTGGATTGTACCACTTGTCATGGCTTAAAATGGCTCTATAAGCTTTGTTTTCACTTGTGGCCGATATGTTGTAGATTGTATGGCCTACATTTAATTGGATAAGATATTTATTCATTGTTAAGCCCCTCCAATATTTTAATTATTTCTTTAGCTCTATTTGGTGTAAGCTCCATTTGGTTTGTTGCGTTTCCCTCTGAGTCAAATATTTTCAAAGAAAAGCCATATTTTGTTTTTTTAAGCTTTTTAAATTGTATTCTTAAATATTCTTCGCTAGTCATGCTGAAAATCCCCATGCGATTAAAAAGAAAAGATAAATGGAAATCACTAGCGAAATTGCACCAATGATTTCCTTGATGATTTGTAGCCTAGTCATAGCTTTCTATTTCTAAGAATTGCTGCATTAAGTCCATAACGATGCTATCGTGAGCAAGTACTGAAGCCCCATCATACCAATCAAGATACCAATATTCGATGTAGCTAATATTTAGGTCTTTATCAGTGTAAATTCTAAACTCTGTTGAAGGGCCTCCCCAGGATAGCTGTAAACGATAATAGCCAACCTTTTGGTCATTAAATGTATTAGCCTCTACAAAGTCCCATGATAAAGCCGTTTGATTTACGTAATCATAAAAGCTTTCATATTCTAAATATTGCTCAAAATGTGCTATATCCTTTTCTTGGCCTTCTAATGGGAAATGAATTTTTAAATCCCTTTCGGTTTTCCCACACCAGATAGAGGCAACACGCCAATCACTGAGTAACCTTTTAAGGCTGTCTTCTACCTTATCTTTACAAGTTTCTTTTTTTAATGCTGACATGGCTCTATTCCTTCTCAAAGATTGTGAAAAGTGAGAAGCAAAAAGTTAAGAAAGCAACGCCAGAAATTGTAAGCATTGCAAAGTCGTCGCGGCTTATTGCTGCATCAAAGATAATCGCCATGTAAGCAATGCCAAAAAGGCCAACGCTTGATAGCATTATAATAGTTGCTGTAATTGTTTTAATTGTCATTGTCATTTCTCCGCTGTTAATTAAGTTATTGACAGGGCTACAATACACTATTGACGTATCACGTCAAGTATTAATTGCAAGCTATAAATTATTAGCATATATAGCAATTATATTATTAGCTATTATTATTAGCTATTAATAAGAGCAATTATATTTAAAGCATATTGTCTTATTGTTGCTATTGTTCTTATTGTTGCCTTAATCAATTGTTGCATATAAAGGCACTCATTGCTTGCACATTCATGCACGCGATATGCATATAATAAGCTATAATAAGCTATTAGCCTTGTAAGCTATTGATATTATTAGCATGACCACAGGCTAATTACCTGCGACCATTAGTGCTATCCTTTATTTGCTAGGGATTAGCCGCCTTTATTTCAGGCAATGCAGGCAAGCCCACCCTCGCCAGATCCAGCCTGCGAATATTTATCATATATGCCATCTATCGTAGCCCCACACACACACTTACAAGCCATCACATTAAAGCAACACTTCCCTGCTAATTAAAATAATTGACGCTATACGCAAAAAAAAGCTTGCACTATGTACGCAAATAATCCATATGTTGTATAGGATGGCGGCTTTCCTCCACTAGTTATTGACAAACATTGTTAGGCCGCTGTTCCTCTCCGTAACGTCTCAACTTGGGAGCAGCTTTACCTTTGCTGCTCCCCTTTTCCAAGGAAGATGCGAAGATATGCCAAAGAAGAAGAAGCGCAAATCATTGATTAGCAGTTATGGCTAGGCATCCTAAAGGCACGTCTATTGTGACGATGGACATGATGGCGGTTGTTTGTGATCGTTTATCGGACGGTGAAAGCTTAACGGCTATTTGCGCTAACAGTGATACGCTTCCTCATCGGAAGACGATTATGGCGTATGTGCAGAATAATGAGGAGGCATGGGAAGCTTACAGTAAGGCCAGGGCGATACAGGGCGAGCACATTGGCGATCAGATGCGTGATATTATGGATGCTCCGATGCCAAGTGATCCGAAGATGGCGATGGCGGAGGTGCAGTGGCGCAGGGTTAGGCTGGATAATCTGGATAAGCTGAGAAGGCAATTACAGCCCTTTGGCGGCATAAGGAATAACCCGAATGACAGTAAGGCGACCAGTGGAAGTATTACGCTGAGTTGGGATGGCTGAAAATGGACGCAATAACTAGACATCATTATTTAAACATAGCTAAAGGCAATGCAATTCCTACAGAGCAAGGATTGACAACTGTTTTTAATGTTACGGTTGAAGAAGATGGGAAGCATACTGTTTATCCTAGTGCTTGGGATGGTAAAATAGTTAGGAATACTGATGATATTGTTAGATTTTCTAAAAAGCAAAATGTTAAATGGCCTTCTTTTAATAGCGAGGAAGAAGCAAATACCTGGTATCAGGGAATAAAAAAGCGTTGGCAACCGATAGGTAACGATCCGCAAAAAGCTCAAGATATACTAGATGGTAAGATTAACCCCTTTCGTTCAATCATTTCGCAGTAAAAAATGTTAAAAGCAGATGGATATGATGATGCCATTATAGGCGAGGGCAACCAGGCTACGAAATCACCTGTGTTGGTTTATGATGCGGAAAAGGTGATTGATATTCTGTGTAAAAGGGATGGCATGTCGTGTGAAGATGCGTATGAGTATTTTTGTTGTAATATTGAGGGTGCATGGGTAGGCGAGAATACGCCTATTTTTGTTTGGCCTGAATACGATGCAGATTAAGATTCCTTATCATCCAAGGCCGTTGCAGAGGGAATTGCATACGAAGCTCAAGGAAAAGAGATGGGGCGTTGTGTGCTGCCACAGACGGTTTGGTAAGACGGTTCTGGCGATCAACCATCTTCTAAGGGATGCGATATTAAGCGATAAGCCCAATCCAAGATTTGCGTATATAGCGCCGACTTACAGGCAGGCCAAGGCGGTGGCTTGGGATTATTTAAAGCAGTTTAGTTCTGCCATACCGACAACAAGGTTCCATGAAACGGAATTGCGTTGTGATTTGCCCAATGGTGCCAGAATACAGCTTTTGGGTGCGGAATCGCCTGATAGTTTACGAGGAATATACCTGGATGGTGCGGTGCATGATGAGTATGCCCAAATGCCAGCGTCTTTATTCCCTGAGATTATTCGCCCTGCATTAAGTGATCGCAAGGGATATGCGATATTCATGGGTACGCCGCAGGGTATGAATAGCTTTTATGAGCTTTATGAAATGGCGAAGGACTCTGAGGATTGGATTACCAGTGTTTATAAGGCCAGTGAAACAGGAATTTTAGATGATGAGGAATTGGACAGTGCGAAGAAAAGCATGTCTGAGGATCAGTATAATCAGGAATATGAATGTTCATGGGTTGCCAATGTTCCTGGCGCGATATGGGCTAAGGAAATAGAGAAAATCAGTCAATCAGGGCGCATAACAACGGTGCCTTATGATGAGGGGCATAAGGTTCATACCTGGTGGGATTTGGGTGTGAATGACAGTACCAGCATTTGGTTTACGCAGAATGTTGGCCGTGCGGTTCATGTAATTGATTATTATGAAAATCGAGGGGAAGGCTTGAATTTCTATGCAAGAATCCTGCAAGAGCGAGGGTACTTGTACGGCTCACACAATGCACCCCATGATATCGAAGTGCGAGAGTTGGGCAGCGGTAAAAGCAGACGAGAAACGGCCTATGAGTTGGGTATTAATTTCAGAGTGGTGCCGAAACTGCCCCTGGAAGATGGACTCCATGCCGCCAAGATGATTTTCAGTAAGTGTTATTTTGATCGTGATCAGTGCAAAGTGGGCTTGGAAGCCATTAGGCATTATCACAGGGCATACAATGAAAGGATGAAAACCTTTCGTTCTACGCCTGTCCATGATTGGTCATCCCATGCCAGTGATGCTTTTCGTTATTTTGCGGTAGGGCATCGGGATTATGAGCATCATGTTAGACCGCCGCAAACGCAGGCAGATACGAATTATAATCCATTTGAAGCGAGGATGTAATGGACTTCTTTACGAGATTTGTAAACAACTTAAAGCGTAATTTCACCGATCCTGTGGGTTTAGCCCAGGATATGGGCAAGGCTGAATCAGCGGCTAATGAAGCTTCCAAGACGTTTTTGCCTTCACAGGATGCTAATAAAAACACCCCTAAATCAAACCGTTTCGCCGTTGCGGATTACGACATGAATGAAGATATAACGAAAGGGATGTACTACACCAAGCCTTATGAAGATACCAGAACGGACGCTCAAAAGGATAAAGATGAAAGGGCTGATGTCAGGGCTAAGAAAGCAGCAGAAGAAGCTAAAAAGTCATTAATCACGGAAACTGCTGAAGAAGAAGCTGTTGTTGCTGATACAACGCCTTCAAAGTTAGAAACAGCTAAAACCAATATGCTGAACAAGGCTGATACCACACAGTCAACAGGGGCGGCAACTGTTGCAACGGAAGAAGCCAAGAAGGATAAGAAAAAAGGATTTAAAGGCGGTACGATTGTCACTTCCGCGCAAGGATTGCTTTCTGGTAGCGGTGATGCGCTTAGACCTAAAAGATCGTTATTGGCGGCGGCCTAATGGCGTATGGTAAAAAAAAGAATATGGCTGGTGTTATGGGGGCTTTATCCTCACAGCCGTTACAAAACATGCGTTTTTCTATGAATTTTAATCCATTGGAGCGTTTAAACCAGCGCATGGCTGGTAAATCGCAAGGCCGAAGCATGGCAGGAGTTAAGAAGAAAAAGCAATCATTGTTAGGAAAAGCTTAATGGCAGTACCAAACAAAATGGTAGAACAATTAAGCCGCAAGTATGAGAAATTACTTGGTCAACGGTCTAATTGGGAAAAGCATTGGCAGGATTTGGCTGATTATCTATTGCCAAGAAAAGCCGATATTACCAAGAAAAGATCGCAGGGCGATAAAAGGACAGAGTTAATTTACGATAGTACAGGGATACACTCTGTTGAGTTATTAGCGAGTAGTTTGCATGGAATGCTGACAAGTCCTGCAAGCCCCTGGTTTGCCATGCGGTATCGTGATTTGGGTTTAGATCAGGATGATGAGGCGAATGAATGGCTGGAAGGCTGTGCGGAACTGCTAAACAAGGCATTACAGCGCTCTAATTTTCAGCAGGAAATCCATGAGCTTTATTATGATCTGGTGGTATTCGGCACGGCTTGTTTATTTATTGAATATGATTCCAATGGCTTGCGTTTTTCCGCACGGCATATTGGTGAACTGGCTATTACGGCCAATGCGGAGGATCGTATTGATACGGTGTACCGATGCTTTGAATTAACGGCAAGGCAAATAGCGCAAAGATTTGGTAAGGATGATTTGCCTGATAGAGTGCAAAAGGATTTAGAGAAAAACCCCTTTAATGAGCATGAAGTTGTGCATGTGGTGTATCCCAATGAAGGGGCTACTGGTGCTTTTAACAAGCCTGTGGCATCGGTTTATTACCACAAGGAGACAAAAGTATTGCTAGGCGAGGGCGGTTTTGACGAATTTCCGTTCTGTGTCCCACGATTTAACAAGGATTCTACAAGTAACTACGGACGCTCCCCAGGAATGAGTTGTTTGAGTGATGTGAAAATGGTCAATCGCATGTCGGAAGTCAGCATACGATCCGCACAAAAACAGCTTGATCCCCCATTAATGGTTCCAGACGATGGTTTTCTTCTCCCTGTGCGTACTACCCCAGGCGCATTGAACTTCTATCGTACTGGAACCAGGGATCGTTTAGAGCCTTTACAGGCAGGGGCTACCAATCCCATTGGATTAAGCATGGAGGAGCAGCGAAGAAACTCTATTCGCTCTGCTTTTTATGTTGATCAGCTACAATTAAACGAAAGCCCAAGTATGACGGCAACTGAAGTGTTGCAGCGTAATGAGGAGAAAATGCGGCTTTTAGGGCCAGTGATGGGCCGATTGCAAAGCGAATTACTGCAACCGCTTATTCAGCGTAGTTTTAAGCTGTTATTGCGTAATGGTGAATTACCTGTACCGCCAGAAGCATTGCAGGGGCAGGATATTGATATTGAGTATGTATCCCCATTAGCCAAAGCACAGAAAATGACTGATTTGCAGTCGATGATGCGTGGCTTGGAAATCATGCTTCAATTAGCAGAAGTCGCGCCTGTTATGGATTATCTGGATGAAAATGGCCTTGTGAAGTATTTAATTGATGTTGCTGGTATTCCTGCCAGGGTTATTCGCTCTGATGATCAGGTGATGGCTATTCGTGAGGCTAAAGCTGAACAGCAGCGCATGATGGCAGAACAGCAGCAAGAGGCTCAAGCGGCTGACCAGATGCAGAAAACAGCGCCCATGATGAAGGTGTTGAGTGATACAGCCGCGCAGGAAACGCCGCCAGCCGCATGAAGAAAATAAATGAAATTACAACAGAGCAGTTGAAGGGAAACTATCAACGCCTGTTTAAAACCGATGACGGTGAAATGGTGCTGGAGCATTTAAAAACATGCTTTGGCTTTTACCAAACAACGTATGCCAAGGGTGACTCACACGACACCGCTTTTTTTGAAGGGCAAAGGTCTGTGGTTCTTAATGTTCTAAGAATGATGGAGCCTCAGAAAAAACTGCAACAACCAGAAGGAATAAATAATGAGTGAAACAGAGGCAATCCAGGATTCTGGATCTCAAGCGGAAGCGGCACCTGTTGATGCTGCACCAGTTAATTTCTTAGATAGTTTACCACAGGAATTACAAACAGAGCCAAGTCTGAAGAATTTCACAGACGCGGCTGGATTAGCGAAATCTTATGTCCATGCCCAAAGAATGATTGGCGTGGATAAACTGCCGTTACCTGGCAAAAGCGCAACTGATGAGGAATGGAATAATGTTTACCAGAAGCTTGGCCGTCCTGATGCTGCCGATCAATATGAGTTTAAAGCTGTTGATGGCTTTGAGGACAATGATTTGGTGGCCTTTAAGCAAATTGCTTATGATATTGGTCTTAATGGAAAGCAAGCTGAACGTATGGCGAAATCGCTTGCCGAAAAAGCCAACGCCGAAATATCTAGCAAAACAGAGCAAACCGAAGCCATTGTCCAGGAAGGCAAGGCCGAACTCGAAAAAGAATACGGCAAAGCGTTCGAGCAAAAACTAAAACTGGCAAAGAATGCTGCACAGCATTTTAACAGCCTGGAATTGCTTGATAATGTGAAGCTGGAGGATGGCAGGCTTTTAGGCGATCATCCTGCTGTTGTCCGTTTATTTGTTAATCTGGCAAGTCAAATGGGTGAAGATACCCTGGAAGGCGAGCCACAGGAATTGATTATGACTCCCCAGGAAGCTAATCGCAAGATTATGCAGTTAATGGCGAAAGATACGCCTTATTGGGATAAGGGTCATCCTCAACATGATTTCTATGTTCAGGAAGCGTTAGCGCTGAGAGAGCATATGTAATGTAGGACAATCCTTTTTAGGAATCCTAACGCAAGTTGTAAGCCAACAGTATAGCACGGCTCAAGATGCAAGAATGACCTCGCAAGAGATAATCAGACGCAAAAACCCTTAAAATACAATAACTTAGGAGGTGTACTTTGAGTACCCAAGTAACCACAGCCTTTGTTAACCAGTATTCTGCCAATGTACAAATGCTATCACAGCAAATGGGTTCCCTTTTGCGTGATGCCGTTGATACAGAAACAGTGAATGGTGACAAGGCATTTTTTGAGCAAGTTGGCAGTGCTGCTGCTCAAGCCAGAACGACCAGACATGGGGATACCCCATTGATGGACACACCCCATGCTAGACGCATGGTCACTCTAACCGATTATGAATATGCGGATCTTATTGACGATCAGGATAAGCTACGCATGTTGATTGATCCAACATCAACTTATGCCAGGGCTGCTGCGGCGGCGATTGGTCGGGCAATGGATGATGCCATTATTGCTGCTCTTGGTGGAACAGCCAAGACAGGAACAACTGGCTCTACATCTACAGCTTTACCATCAGCACAGAAGATCGTGCATGGCAGTGCAGGGCTAACACTTGCAAAGATGATTTCAGCCAAGAAAATCCTGGATGAAGCGGATACTGATCCGTCTATTCCACGATACATGGCTGTATCCCCAGAGCAAATCGAGGACTTGCTTAATCTATCAACCGTTACAAGTGCAGATTACAACACGGTAAACACTTTGCCTATCTAGGTGGAAACACTTAGATGAAAATTCCTTAAATTCGGGGAAGGCTTTAAAATGCTAATCCCGAGCGAAGCCCAGAAATGGGAACGTGTAGAGACTTGACAGGGAACACCCTAACATTCAGATGAGGGTGGAGAGAAAGTCCAGACCACAAACCGAAAGGGCCGTGAAAACGGTAGTTGGTACGAAAGGCACTTGTTCAAGGTGAGATTGATACGTTTATGGGCTTTAAGTTCATTCGTTCCAATCGCCTAACGGACGATGGTACAAG